ATTCTTGCTAACTTACCTGCATAAGTGTCGGCAGCTTTAGCAGCTGCGCCGCCAAACCTACTATTTAGTAATTTTAATAATTCATCAAACTTTACGCCTTGTAATTCTGCTGTTGTATAACCTATGCGTAATTTTGCTAGCGCTGTAGTTTCACCCTGAAATGCTCTACCTAAAGCTACGCTTACGCTTTGTAAATCTTTGCCTGTAGCTCCGCTTATGTCTAAAGCTGTCTGTAATAATTTTTGTGCTGTAGTTGCATCACCTGTAGCTTGTGATAATTTTATAAACGCATTAGTTAAATCACCGCCTGCCTTGCCTGTAGCTAGGGCTAGCTTGTCTAAAAATTGCCCTATAAACGGTGCAGCAAACGCTAGGTTTATTGAGTCCAAACTATTAGCTAATAATGCAGCCTCTTTTTGTGCATCACTAAACGCCCTAGCTACTGCTCTACCAAACGCTAAAACAGCAGCTACACTAAACGTTTTTGCTAAAGTTTTGCCTAAGTTTTTTGTAGTTTTACCAAGTTTAGTAGTTGCTGTTTCTGCCTGTGTAAACGCTTTTTTACCTGTGAACTCACTAGCTATATTTACTACTACTTGTGGATCTACGGCCATTATGCAACCGCCCTAAAATTATTGTTAAATATAATCTTAGTTTTTTCTATAGCTTTAATTACAGCTGCGTTAGTCTTGCCGCCGTCCTCAGCCCACGCTCTATAGATAGCCCGGCCTCTCATCTTTCTAGACCTACGCCCCGCGCCTGTTTGATTATTAGCATCTACTATTTTACCTGTGGCATCTAGGGCATCTATAAACTGTTTACCAGCGTTAGGGTTCAAGCTCTTAGAATATTGTTTACCGGTTGCCGTGGTCTTGTCGTATACGCCATTTATATAACGGTCTACTACAGGCCCTTGTGGTCTGCCTTGTGGGTTAAGCCGCCCGGAAGTTTCATAAATAGCACCGGCAGCGCTTACGTTAGCTATACGCGCTAAAGCTCTAAAACCGTTTCTATTAACTTTACTAGGCGCTGTCCTATAACCTATGCCTCTCCTAGCGGCAGCTGCATCAAATCTCGGAAATTGTCTATATTTAGTATCGCTAGCCTCTGCCTTACTCCACCCGCTTAAAACAGTAGCAGGTATAAAACCGCGGGCAACTGTGACTATAGGTTTTAATAAAGCCACCATTTCTTTTTGCAATTCTTTAGATAATTCTGGCGTAAACTTGCGTAATGCTTTGCGCGCTTCAATAGCGCCTCTTAACTCTGTTGGCATCTTGCACCGCCTTAGCTTTATCTGTTAAAACTTTTAATATATTCTTAAACATCACATCATCTAGATCTAGCAAGTATTGGGGCGGTATTCCGGTTTCTACTGCAACTTGTGCAATTAGATAACCAAAACTACCGCGCCCAACTATTCCAGGGGGTCATCATCTAAAACCTCAACTTTAGCTAAGGTTTCTAGAAAATCTGCCCCAAATGTCTTTACTACTTCGCCGCTAGTGCGTAAGCACTCCCAGGCTAGCCAGTAAACATCACTTTGCTTCTCATCATCTCTAAAGGCTTTGTGAAAACCTTTTTTAGCATACTGCTCAAAGGCATACTCAATACGGGGCGTAATCTTATGCTCGCTTACGCTGCCGTCTGCCCTTGTTATTTTAAGCTGTGCCATTGTTGCCCCTTTGTTTTAGTTATGGTGTGGTGTCTACTACGATAGGTGAGTTACAAGTAAATGTAATGCTCTGTGTAGAAATATCGCCAACAGCGCCGTTAATGTCTGTAGTGTTATTAACTAATACTGTGGTTTGATATTCTGGGTTAGTTGCAGATATTACCGCGTTTGTTTGTTTTAGCGTTAGCGGTACAGTAGTACCCCACGCAGCTTGTAAGGTTGCAAGTACATTAGCTGAAGCAGTATCGTTTAGAAAATCAAGCGTGATAGTGCTGGCCTCTAGACCTTTTACAAACTTATGAGCTGTATCGCCCATAGCTGTAACTTCAAGCTCATCAAAGCTACGGTTGATAGTTGCGCTAGTAACGTGATCCGACAGGGCCACGCTGTTCAGCGTGACTACTACGCCGTTAGAAAGAAAAATTGCCATTAGTTATACCTCTGTTTCTGTTGTCGTTGTTTCTACGGGTGCTGCTTTTTGCTTTGTTTCTTTAACCTCTTTAGGCAGTTCTTGGCCTATCTTGATTAGAAACGCTTTATCCTCATCTGTTAGTGCCATTTTAGCTCCAGCTCGTTAGTACGGATATTTGTAAATCGCTTGTAAGCAAATCACCGCTAGGCAGCGCCAATACGCTAGGAGCTGATACAGCGGTAACGTTAAACACGATAGAGCTAGCAGCCAACTTATTAAACACGGCTACTATTGTGTCCTCTATGCCTTGTAGGTTGCCTTCATTAGAAAACATCGGCACGGTCATAATTATCTTAAAATTAGCTAGCGGTGAAATGCCGGCTTGTGAGTTATTGCTAGGCGTTAAATAAGGATCTGCCGGGGCTACTACTACGCTATTAGCAACTATGGTACTTGGCGGGTAGCTAAAGGTACTCCAAACAGCGTTATTAGCTAAGGCAGCGGCTATAGTACTGCGTAGTGTAGTTATGGCGGCTGTAGGCATTATCCCACCATAGCGTTAGGTGAAAGATACGGGGCTAGTAAGCCGCGTATAGATGCCATTAAAGTATTACTCATCTTAAAAGGGCTAGGGCTGTAACCGTCTACGCTTACGCCGCCGGCTTGTGTGCTGAAACGGCTAGTCCAGATATTCTCAGCTAGCATAAGTGCAGCTGCGTTTATAGCAGGCGTATTAGCGTAGGTTGCCGTCTTTGTATCATCACCGGTCATAGTGCCGCTAGGTACTACGCGCCTAAAGTTTTGGTCAGCTGCCGTTTTTGCATATTGTATAAAGCTATAACCCTGTGGGTATTGGTAATAGTTAAGCTGTAAATTAAACGCTGGCAATAAATTAGTTGTACCTGTGCTAAACGGTACTGTGCCAGTAATTGTATAAGTGCCGTTAAAAGTAGCGCCAGCCCCGGCTACTGTGACGGTTTGGCCAGTAGTAAATAGGCCGGGGTTGGCTATCATCACCGTAGCTACGTTACTTACTAACGCTGTCCCAACTACAGGTGCAGAGTCAAACCATAGAAAACCGTTTATTAGATCCTGTGCCGCTTGGCAAGTGTCCTCTATCCAAGTGTAGCTATCGTACAAAGTGCCAACGCCTAAAGATGCTTTTAACGTAGCAGCTGTAACGTAAGTAGCTGGCATATTTGTACCTTTCTTTGTAGGTCTGGCAGAGCCAAAGGGCTAAGGCCCTGCCAGACTATTAGTTATTTATTAGCTGATATTTAGGCGGCAGATACCGTATGGGATTTTTGCAATAGTTGCCATAAAGCCATAGATAGCTACTTGTACCTGTAGATTTGATACTACGTTTACGCTCATATAAGCCTGTGGGCTTTCATAAACAGTAAATGCCTCTGGCGCAAGAATAAACGCAGAGTTATCATTAACTCCAGCGGTCATAAATCTATCTACATAAAGATCTAGACCTAATACGTTACCGCGTACAGAGTTATTACTTACCATACCGGCGGCGTTAGCAAGTGCTGCCGCGTTTGGCTGGTAAGCGTTGAAAATTGGGCGGCCTGTGCTATCTGTTGCACCTAATAGTAGGTTATAGATACCGGTGCTGCCTACAAAGTTTTGTGCAAAATATCCGCTGTTTTTGTAAACGTTAGCGGTACTTTCGGCGGTGTAAGAAATCAAACCTGCGGCTGTAGCTGCTACGCCTGTGCTAGTAAAGCCTGTTGCGTTAATTGCAGTAATTACCGCTTGGTCTGTTGCGTTCATATACGCTACCTGTAATTGGTTCGTCAATTCTGCAAAGAATTGTGGATTATCTGTGCGCTCTAGCAACTCAACACTAAGGGTATTCATACCTGAATACTTATTTACAGTACCAGTTAGATACTCAGTAACCATACCTGTATTGGCTACAGCTCCGGCCTCAGCTTCAACGGTTACTACAGGTGCTACACCTGAAAGGCCGCCCTCTGAGTCTACAAGTGCAGGCACGTTAATTGTGTTGCCCTTAGGTGGCAATACGCCTTTAGAGCAGGCATCTACCGCGCTGCGTGGAAAACGTGTATTAGTAACAAACTCTGATAGATACTGGGTTGGGTTAAATGCAGGGTTTGTAGTCCAGCTATCATCTGCAGCTGTTACATATAATTTTGACTCCTCATTACCTAGAGCAGCTTTAATTTTATGCTCTGTGTAAGCGCCCATACTTGTAATAGGTGTGCGTACTCTTTGTGAGTTTAATGCACTTGGCTTAATAATTCTGCGCGCGGCTTCTACCGGTTCGGTAGCGCCCGCGGCCTCATCATCTTTATAGCTAACGCTCTTTAGCGTTACTGTTGCACCGTCCGGCAAATAAGTGCCTTCCGCTGCCATTTCGTCCGGGGCTTTGTCCACGGTTTCTCCTTTAGTTTCTTTGGGTTGGTTTGGATCTACTGCGTTTTCTTGTGCAGCAATTTTTAACACGGCAGCGCTTGGAAATGCAGCGCTCTCTACTAGAGATACCTCTTTTAAGGTAGCAGCCGTAACTAGCAGATAATCTTTTTCTTGGCGTGAGTCCTCTACCTCTACACCTACACTTAGCCCGTCCATTAGCTGTTCTTGTGCTAACAAAATTGCATCGCTACCGCGTGTGCTAGCACTAACTTTAAAACTGGCATATAACCCGGTCTTATTACTGGTAACGCTTTGCATACGGCCTACGGGTTTGCTGTTATCGTGTTGCATTAAAAGTTTTACTTTGCTTGGCTCTGGCACGATTATAGAGTTTTCTGCAAACACTACGCGCCCGGCGCTTGTGTTGCCTACTTCTCCATACGGCGCAATTTTGCCGCTAATTGTGCGCCTATCGCCGTTATCTACTGCCTCTATATTGCCGCTAAACGTTAATAACATTTGTGGGCCTTTCTGTTAGTCCGGTTGGGCTTAACTCTTCCATACTTTGCGCTTGCTCTAGATCTATCAAACCTAAATTAAGCATTTTTTCTATAGCTTCCAAACGCGCCAAAGTATCAGCGCGCAAAAACGTTTCATCTAACGCAAACCTAACCTGATTACCGCGCCTTGTTACATCGTCCATACTTAAACGGTTTTCTATAGCGCTAATAAACGGCTGTAATGAGTAAGCTACAAACTCTTTACGCCCGTCTATGATATTTTGGTAAGTCATTGAGTTATTCATATCCGCGCTTATGTAATATGCCGGTACGTTCATTAAACGAGCTATTTCTGTAGCTAAGTACTGTGATGCCTCGTTATACATCATTTCTTTAGGTGAATAACCCACAGTTTGATAATCTAAGGTGCTAGTTAAATAAGCCGTACTGCGTGAATTACGCGCGGCCTTCCACGCTGCCAGTAGGCCGCTAATTTGTGCCTCTGGTAAATCTGCCCCACTATTCTTAATAAACCCTGTAGCCATAGGCGTAGCAGCTGCAACGCTTGCCGCTTTTTGTATATCTAACGCCGCTTGTATTGTGCGCCCGCCGGTTTCTAATACGCCGGGTAATAAACTTTGGAAAGTAATTAAAGATCCTACGCCGCTATCTGGTACACGTTGCCCGTTTACAGAGTAATAGTCAACTTCATCGCCGTACTGGTCTGTAGTTACTGTAACGCGCGTATTAGCTACCCACTCAAACCCGCTAGGTCTGCCGTCCTCCTCATACAAGCTAGTAACGCGCCAATAAGCAACGCCATATAGCAACAGGCTATCTACCGTGTAGCTAATTGTTACGCTACGCGGTTGTCTAATATCTGGTTGATCTAGCCAAACAGGTGTTTGTAATTTACGGCCTGTACTTTTTTGTATTAGCTCTAAATCTATACTTGCGATAACGCCACAAATTAAGTTACGGCATCTACTAACCGCCGGTACTTGCAAAGCTAAGTTTCTATCTATAAACGGTATGCCGTTTGTATTGTATAAACCGCCAAACGTATAAACACCTGCGCCGTAAGTTTGTTGCATAATAGGCGGCGATAATTGCGCCTCTACGTCTTTTTTACGCAGGCCTATAGTTTGCAGTAATCCCATAGGGGCATTATTGCCTAAAAGTCAAGTATAGGTTTACAGTTTGGGTTTGGGCGTGTCTAGGCGTATACCTTTGCCTCTGCTACAGGTTGCGCCAATATGTGTATCACCATAGCAAGCCCAATAGGTATATCTACAGGCCCGGCAGACTTACGGCGCACGATACGCCAAGCATCGGGGGTCTGTTTAGCTGCGCAGTTAGCCATTTGTTGTATTAGCGCATCTTGCCCGCTATGGCGCAAGCGGTCATTTACTAAAGCATCGTACATATCGCTACAAGCTGTGTAAAAGGTCTGCCCCGATATATCCCGGGTCTGTACCCCTGCATTTTGTAGCCTTTGGGCAATACTGGCAGTAGTGTATTTGTCGTAACAGACTAAACGTGGGTAATACATATCGGCCCATTTTTTAATACTAGCTGCTATCACTACTTCATCTACGGCTACCTGAGAGCTATAAGTTTCTAGTACTGCTACCCCTATTTTGCCGTTAGGTAATAGCTGGCCCATTACTAAGCTGGCATCACGCCGGCTAGGGCTAACGTCAAAGGCAAAAACAGTAAGCGGCCCGGGGCTCATCTTTAGGTTTATATCGCTGCTATCCTCAACAGATCCAAAGGGCCACGGGCTTTGCAAGCTGTCTATCCATTGACTAAGGCTCTCTGTCCTAAATTGCTCTGTAGTCTGCACAGTTAGCGCTTCTTGCAAGGTTTCCTCAGTTATGAGTATGCCTAGCGCCGGGTTAGCAGCTGCCCACGCTTTACGGTCATCTAAGGCGCAAAATGGCGGGGCGCTATATTCGTAATAACCCAAAGACGGCGGCGGGTTACTCTGGCAGCGCTCTCTAAGCTCATTAAGCGTAGTGCTAAAAGCATCACCGGCATTACTAGCCATAAGTGTTTGACTATTAGGCCTAGCGCGGGTTACAGGTAACGCAGCTGCGTAGGCTTCTTGATCTATTTCCCGTAACTCATCTATAAAAAGAAAATCAGCGCTAGCGCCGCGTGAGCTATCGCGGGTAGCAGCTCTAACATCTAACCTAGCCCCGCTTTTTAAGATTATGGCCTCATTACCATTTGTGTATAGTATTTTTTTAAGGCCTTTTTTAAGTTCCGGGCTATCCTCTATGGCATTGGCTACCTCTCTAAAAGTAGTAAGAGCCATAGATCTAGCAGAGCTTATTATTATGTGGTTACGCTCATTAAACAAAAACAGCCCGGCTAAAATACGCATACGCGCTAAATGAGTCTTACCGTTTTGCCTAGCGCATATTGCCAAGTTTGTACGCCGGATAAACTGTTTATTTTTATCTATCGTGAGCATATCGTCTAAAACAAAACGCTGCCACGGTAAAAGGGGCAGGCCTATGCGCTCTGCTAGCTCTGCAACTTCACCGCCGCGGCTAGGGCCTTG